CGGTGGCCACGATGCCGCCAACCTGGTCCGTCCAGGTCGCCACGGGGTCCCCTGAGCGGCCCAGGTCCCCGCGCCACCAGTGCGCAATGCCGGTGATGTAGCGCGGCAGCCACCTTCCGCGGCGCCGTCGCACCGGGGAGATACCGAGACCAAGCGACAGGCTCACGGCGACGCCTCGCGCGCATCGAGCAGCGCACGCAGCAGCGGGACTAGGCAGTGCGCGAAGCGCGGGTCGTACCGCGTCGCACGCGCCGCCGCGCAGAGCTGGCGCCACTGGTCGTTCTCGAGGCGCAAGACCGACGCGCCGCGCTGAGCGTCAAGCGCCGCTTTCGTCTCGTAGGCGAAGAGCGCAGCGTCGAGGCCGGTCCGCTCGCCGGAGAACGCCGGGTCCGCGATGCGACCGAGCAGGAAAGCCTGCATGTCGATGACGAGCGGCTGGCCCGTGTCTCCAAGGACCGGCTTGTCGTGGGTGGTCGTCAGCGCGACCGGGTCCGGGCATGTGATCTCACGCATGGTTTGCCTCCGCTGCCTCTGTTGCCATCTCGATCTCACGCGGCTTGACGTGCCGCACTCCTGGAATCATCACGGCCGCGATCGTCGTCGACGTGCTCCGGTGCGCGCGACGGCAGAACGCATAGTCTTCGCTCTGCACCGCCGGCTTTCCGTTGACCTCGAGATCGTCGTAGCCGAACCATGGCCACGGCTCTCCGTCGACGCAGTCCTCAAGCATCAGCGCCAGCACGTCGCGGGAGATCAGCGTGCAGCCCATGCCGACCCCGTCGACCATGCGGACCTCGCCGACGCGCCACCCGGCGCACGGCAGCCAGCCACCCGGGTGCAGTATGGCGGCCGTGCAAACGCCGTCCGCGCGCGGGTAGACCGCACCGACGACGTGCGCCATGGTCGCCTGCGCCACGGCCAGCAGACCCTTGGGCGCGTCCGGCGGGATGCGCATGTCGGTGTCCACCATGAGCAGCCAGCGCGCTACCTCCGGACCGAGGCGCAGGAACTCCCGCGCGATCGCGTTGCGGTTGTCGGGCAGGTTGAACCCGCCGGCCGGGATGATGCCGACAACCTCAGGCTGCTTCGCGAGCGCGAAGAGCGAGTACGCGAACGGCTCGGTCACGAAGCCGCCGCAATGCGCATAGGCCACAACGATCATGGTGCGTCAGTTGGGTATGGTTAGCGCGCGCTTGCCGGACCCACCCGAGTCGGTCGCTCCGGCCGAGATGCGCACGAGGCCCTCGTCCTTGATGTAGATCCAGACCGCCGACTCAAGTGAGCCGGGCCCCGTTCCGCTCCTGTAGACGCGCAGGTCAGGTCCGGACGACGTCCCGCCGCCGAAGATGTCCGTTTGCGGCCCATAGGTCTGCTGGGTGATCTGGTGCACTGCGACGCTGGACCAGCCGAGCGTCAACGTTCCCTTGACGCCACTACCGCCCGCGATGCCGGCGTTGAGCGTCAGCGCGCCGCCGTTGTAGTCGCCGGACGACCATCCCGATTGCGCCGCGATCGTCAGAGTCGACCCGTGGCCGCTGGTCGATGCCTCATGCACGATGGCCGGTCCGCCGATCGCCTTGTCGATCTGTATCGTGCCCACGCCGAACTCGACGACGGACGACGACGCCGAGAGCGCTAGCGTGCTGCCAACCTTGAGCGTGACCGTCGACGCCGCGCCCACGGTCACCGATGCCGCGTCGGTCGTGTCGCCGAACAGGATCGCGTCAGCGCTTGCGCCGTAGTTCGATGTGACCAGCGAGATGTTGGCGGCGCCGTTGTCGGTCGCGCACACGATGAGCGCCTTCTCAGTGCCTGCGCCGGCGCTGCCGCGCTGCAAACGAATGAGCCCGTCGGTCGGCATCGACAGGGCGCCGATCTCGACGTAGGCCGAATCGATGTCAAGCGCTCCGGTGTTGTCGATCGAAACGGTCCCGCTGTAGTTGTATCCGAGCGAGAGGTCGTTGCCCGAGAGCACCGACAGCATGCGGACGTCCGTCCCGCCGTTGGTCTCGCTGTAGATTGAATCGCCGTTGGCCAGACGAATCGCGCCGGTCGTGACGGAATGCGACCCGATCGACAGATACCCGCTCGGCAGCACGATGTTGCTGTCGCCCGCGACCGTCGTGCCGGAGCGCTTGAGGTACTGGCCATCCGTCGGCGCGGTGTCGAGCGTCAGCACGGTTGGTCCGTCCCATGTCAGGGATTCCGTCGCCGAAAGCGCCGCCCACTGCACGACGCCCGCCACGGTCGTGAGCACGTGGTTGTTGGTTCCCGGCGTGATCGACAGCGTGCGGTCGGCCGACAAGTCGCCACCGCCAGCCAGCGGCGCCGTCGTCGCGATCGTCCGCAGCGACACGTCGGCGGTCAGCGTCGCCTCGCCCTCGAGCTCGTCGAAGCCGACGTCGAAGCCGACGAACTTGAGGCGCGTCGTCCGGGCATAAACGTTGTCAAGATCGTCGACGACGTCGATGCCGCGAAGGTCGTTGAGCATGGACATCCGTCAGTCCTCCACGTAGCCGACGATATCGAGAATCTCGAGCCCGGTGATTGCGTTCGTCGAGGACTCGCCCTGAACGTGCACGTAGATCCGATCGTTGCTGTTGATCGCCTCGGAGAAGGTCACGTCGACCGAGTGCGTCAGCTCGTAGGCGCCGGTCGTCGCGCTCGAGTCCGTCGCGGTGGAGCCAAGCTGCGACCATGTCCGCGTCGACCAGATGATGCGCCCGCGGTCCGCGACACTGTTCTGATACCACGTGTGGTAGCCAGTCCCCGTGTAGTCGAAGGAAAACCTCGTGCTCACGTTGACCACGGGGAAGCCGCCCGCGCGGATCAGCACCTCGTCGCCGAGTCCCGGAATGCAGTCCTTGATCTCGTCGTCGGCGTCCTCGCGATCGGAGACCTCATCCTCGATCGCGTCCTTGAGGTAGAGCGTCCGGTCCGCAAGTCCCTGGACGAAGTTATCCTTGAGCGAGTCGCTGTCGGCGTCCTCGCCGTCGTCCGGCACGTAGACCGTCGCGGTGTAGGTGCTGACCTCAGTGATTGCCGTTGCCATTATGCTGCTCCGATCTCGTAGTTTTCGCCGCCGAAGACAAGGTCCGCCTCACCCCATGTGTGACCGGTACCGTATGACCAGCCCTCGCCCTCGACGATAATCTTGCGGCAGACCCAGTCAACCGGCTTCCACTTGCGGATGATCGCCTTGATGGTGCGCACCGCGGCCGCGTCCTGGATGGGGCCCCAAAGCGCGCCGTCACCCCATGCGAAGTCGTTGTAGTCGCGCGTCTCGCCGACCGCGAAGGTGTAGGAACCATAAGGGAAGAAGACCCAGAACTGCGACCAGTAGCCCGTCGGCGGATGGCCGCTCCACATCCACGGGTCATAGATCCGCACGCCCTCCCAGCCGGCGGCCTCGAGCTGGTCGATGATCGAGCTCTCGTCGCCCGCGACGTCGTAGAGGTCGGCCGCCTCGCGCAGCCGGCGCTGGTACTGCAGCCGCGTCTCGCCGGCGTAGCGTGGCAGCCGTCGCTCCGCACCGATCAGCGCCATCGCGTCGTCGGGCTGCTGGTCGTCGGTGAGCAGCGTTACCTGGATGCATGCTTGCGCGGCCTCGGTCAGAATGTCCGGCAGCAGGCCGAAGACGACACCGACGAAGTCGGCACCAAGGCCCTCGCGCAAGCACCGGATGCCCGAAACGGCTTTCGCAGCCCACTCGCGGTAGGTCGACGACATGGCTCACGCAACGGCGGTGTAGGTCAGGGAGTCGGTTCCGCGCACAACGAGTTGGTGCGCGCTGATGCTTGTGTCGCCGGACGGCGCAGTGAGCGCCACGAGGCGCACGATGCTTTCGCCGCCGATCGTCGCATTGCGGATCGCGCGGTCCAGCTCGTCGCGAGGTACCACCCGCGTCGGGCCGGGCGTGAAGTCGAATCCGCCGAGCGGGATCGACTCGAAGAAGGCATCGAGCGCCGCATCGACGGCCTGCTCGACCTGCGCGGACGAGTGGCCTGATGCGTAGTAGATGGTCCCGGTCAGGCCGATGGCCGTCTCGCTGGCGGCGTAGCAACGCACGCGGTCGCTGCCGAAGAACCGCGCCTCGAGCGCGGCAAGCGCCGCGGCAACGTCGCCGCTCGACGCCGTGTCGTCGAGCCCGGCGAGGTAGACGTCGAAGGTCCCGGCACCGCGCGGGTTCTGGTCGTTGACGGAGACTTTCTCGATGCCGGCGGCCGCGTTCAGGCAGATGTTGAGCACCGTGTCTGCGATCGTCTCGGTGCTGCGCGTCGCCCATCGCGTCGCGTTGCGGACGCGCAGCGCCGCGTCGGTCTCCTGGTCGCTTCCCGTCGTCGTGAGCCATGTCTCCGTGCCGGCGAGTGCGGGGTTCGTGACGGTCACGCCAGCAAGCGCGGTCACGAGGTAGAGGTCCGTGTCAGTCGGCACGTTTCCGTCTGCGCCTGGAACGTCGGCGGTAACGGAGATGGTCAGCGTCCCGCCGGCGGCAAGCGTCCCGCCCGTCGTGTTGCGGAACGTTACCTGCTCGTCGCCGGTCGGCGTCGAGTAGGCCACAACGACCTCGCCGACGCCGATCGCGTAGGGCACCACGCCGGAGTTCGAGAGCACCATGGATCCGACGGCGGCAACCGCCTCGGTGCGTGTGTTCTGGTAGTGCGACAAGGAGAACGCTGTCAGCGCGTCGCCCGTCGCCGTCTCGTTGTAGGCGGCGCCTGCGACCGCAGCGATGAACGTTGTCATGTCGGCGTAGGCCACCGCGAACATGCGCAGGAACTGCCGCTGCAACGAGCCGGAATGCCACGACGAGGAGTTGAAGCCCACCGCGGACAGGTAGCCGATCAGCGTTTCGAGCGCTTCGTCCTCGGTCGCGGGCGTGCGCAGCTGCTCGAGTGTGATGGTCATGTCGAGAGCGTCTCCGTCGTCAGCTGGTCAGGCGTGAGCACGAGCGCAAACGTGCCGTCGGCATCGGTGACGCTGACCGTCACTGTAACCTCGCTGGTCGCGTCGTTGACCGTGACCGTTGCGTCGCACTCGAGCACGCGCTCGTCCTCGAGGCACTGGCGCTCGATGCGCATCTCGAGCACGGCCGGGCTGGTCTGTGGCTCGCCGATGGCGTCGCCGATACCCACGCCCCAATTCGGATCGTCGATGAGCGCGCCGAGCGGAGCCATGATGCGGCGTGCAAGCGCCTCCTGCAGGCACCGACGACCCGACACGAACGACAGCGAGGCGTCCAGGTCGGTGACTCCGTGAATGTCGGATCCGAGGTCGGTCATGGTGATGTGCTCACGTCGACGCAGCGAAAGATGCCGTCAGCGCCGCTTGTGCGGCCGGCGTTGCCGCGATGAGCATGATGGCGAGGCACTCCTGCGCCGGGCCGGTCCCTCCCGGGAGACCGGCGGCAAGCGCGGCCGTCATCTGCGCGCCGAGACCCGCGGCAGTGCCGTCGTAGCGGTAGAGGTAGATTCCGGCCGTCGCGAGCAGCGCGTCGAGCTCGACGAGGAACGCGGCCTGCAGCTGCAGGAGGCCCAGCGAGACGTTGAGCTCGGCGAGGAGCTCGAGCAGCGCCGAGACCTGCATGTCGATGCCGGGCAGGCCGAGGGCGAGCTGCGCCTGCAACGCGGCGACCGCGCCCAGGTAGCCGTTGATCTCGGCCGCAAGCGAAGCGTCGAGCTGCAATCCGGCGGCGAGCGCCGCCTGGGCCTGAATGAGCAGCTCGACGACGAGGTCCAGCTGCGCGGACAGCGACGCGGACAGGTCGAGCCGGCCCTGCAACTGGGCGATCAGCGCAAGCACGCCGTCGATCTGCACGCCGATCGTCGGCGGCGTGATGGCGAGCTGTGCCTGTAGCGCCAGGGCACCCGCGATCTTCGCCTGGAGCTCCGGCAGCGAGAACCCGAGCGTGGCGCTCAGCGCGCCGCTCGCCTGTAGTCCGATCGGCAGGCATGCGCCCAGGCTCATCGCGCCGAGGAAGCGCGCGCGGTCGCTCACGAGAGCAGCACCTTGCTCGAGCCCGAGTTGACCATGCCCAGGGCAGGCGTCGTGATGGTCGCCACGGCGGTGAAGGCGCCGCCAGGGGTCATGGTGCCCGCGATCGGAATCGTGAGCGGGAAGTACACCGTCACGGTGTCGCCGACGCGAGCCACGCCGCGCGTTGCCGCTGCCTGCTCCCAGAGCGACACGTAGGGCTGGCCAGGCTTGCCTGCGCGGAATCCGACGAGGACCCGGTCGCCGACCGCCATCACCGCCTTGGCGCCAGGCACGCCGGGCAGGACCGGCACGCGCGACAGTCCGCGCCCGCGCAGCTGCTCGTCGTCGACGATGACGTCAACGGTGCCGTCCGCGTGCTGCCCCTGGACGACCGCGGGGAAGAGCCCGTGATAGGTCGCGCCGCGCATCACCCAGCGGATGAAGCGCGCGAGCGGCTCGGACATGCGGCCGAGCAGACCACCGGCATCGTCGTCGGTCTCCACCCAGTACGTCGCGCGGAGCCCAGCCTTGCCGACGCGGTACTCGACCGCCGAGACGCGCTCGCCTCCGAGCGTCACGCCGGGCCGGATGGTCAGGCCGGCCGGCGCGACCGTCCGGGACCCGGCGGCCCCGTCGTGCTCGAGCTCCTGCGCGGTCACCGCCAGGACGGGCCAGGTCTCGGTGCCGGCCCAGATGGTCCCGGCTGGCGTGACGCGCCAGTGCCCTCCCAGCGCGTCCACGATGGCCGTCAGGGCCGCGCCCGCCGTCCCCTGGACCCTGACCCAGTGCGACAGGGAACGCGCCAGGAGGGCCGAGTCTGTGCCAGCGTCGGCCGATTCTCCGGCGGCCGCCAGGATGGGGGTGATGACGCCGGCGGCCGTGACCCGGTAGTAGGCGGCCGCGTCGACCGTCACGCCCAGCCCGCCCGCGCCGCCGACGATGGCGGTCGTGACCCTGTCGGCCTCGACCGCCGACCGGACCACCGCGCCGCGCAGCTCGGCGCCGTCGTCGTCGGCCAGCACGACGGACCCAGCCAGGGCGGCCGACCCGCTAGTCTCGACCGTCGCGGTCCACGCCCCGGTCAGGGGCATGGTGATCGTGCCGGCCAGCACCGGAGCTCCGTTGGCGGTGATCATGGGTCGGTCTCAGAAAATGTCGACGGCCGGCGCGACGTGCTTGCCCGGCGTGTCCTTGCGCGCCTCGTCGCCGCGGTACTTGGACCATTCCGCCTCATCGCGCGACGCAGATGCGTGCTGCTTCGTTTTAGCCGATCCCTGCTTCGCTGGCTTCGGTGCGGGGAACCACTCCACCGCGCTGATCTCGACGACGAGGCCGCCGACCGCAGTCGGGGCCGGGATGTCGATGTCGCCGATCACGACCGCCGTCACGCCGACGGCGTTTGCACCTTGGTGCACGATCTCCATCGGGTCACGCGCGCCGCCCTTGGCGCGAGGTCGCAGAAGCGGCAGGAGGCGCACGAACTCGGCGAGCTCGTCGGCCGTGTCGAACTGCAGTCGGATCTTCAGCGCGATCGGCGGGTGGCCCTCGTCGCGAATCGTCGCGCCGTGACCGCCCTTCGGCTTCTGGACGTCAAGACCGGCGGGCAGGCTGATGTCGACCGATGCGACGCCAGGCAGCCACTCGCCCGCGAGGATGACGACGTCCCAGTCACCATACTGCCAGTGCCGGACGGTGGCCATCAGGCACCCGCCCCGATCGCCATGCCCTCGAGCGCGGCCGCAAGCTCGCTGGCGAGCACGCGCTGCACCTCGCGGGCCGTCTCGCGTGCGTCGCGCGCGCCGGTGACCGTGATCTGGATGGCGCCAGCCGAGAACGTAACGCCCGCGCCTCCCGCCGCCGCCATCGCGCCGCCGTCCAGGCTGGGCACCGCAGGCATGGGGAGCGTCGCGTGCAGGCTTGCACCGTCGATTCCCTCGCTGAATCCGGCGACGACGTTTTCGCCGATCGTCGCGAAGACGCGCGACGGCGACGCGATGCCGAGCGCGCTCTTCGCTGCACCGACCGCCTGGCCCGCGACGTCCTTGACCGCGTTGACCACGTGACCAGCGTTGATCTTCGCCTCGATGTTCGCGAAGAACTCGACGAAGCAATTGATCAGCTGTCCCAGGCCGTTCATTACCGCGGTCCAGAACGCTTTGAGGATGTTGAACAGCGCGGTCACGCCAGCGATCGCAGCGAGGAACGCACCGCCCAGCATGATGACGAGCGCGCCGAGCACCACGACGATCTGACCCAGCGCCTTCGCGATGACCTTGACCTGATTCGTGGCGCCGGGACCACTTGCGGAAAACATGCCGAAGAAGTCCGATACCGCGGGGCCGATGAACTTCCAGGCCTCGCCGAAGCCCTCGATGAACGCGGAGACGAACTCCTGGACGTGCGGCAGCGCAGCCTTGATGGCTTCGGCCGCTTCGCCGATGCCGCTCTGCAGCGCGGCGAGCGTCGCCTGCCCCTGCTTGCCCTCGAGCCCGGCCGTCAGCGCGGCGAAGACCGAGTCGCCGGTGTCGACGATCTTCGGCATGATGCCCTCGACGGCCTTCTGCATGGTCTGCTGCCCCTTCGCCTTGAAAAGACCGAACAGGCCCGACAGCGTCGAGTGCGCGATGGTCTCGCCGGCCTTGCCGAACTCAGACTGTCCGGTCTTCTGCAGGATGGTCGCGCCGATCGCGTTGAGCGCCATGCTCGAGTCGACTGCGCCAGCGGAGATGTCCTTGCGGATCTGATCCATGCTCTTTCCGGACGCCTTCGCGAGGTTTTCGTAGACGAGCTTCGTCGATAGCCCGTTCTCGGCGAGGACGATGAGCTCCTCGCCCTGCAGCTTCCCCTTGGCTGCGATCTGACCGAGCTGCAGGAAGATGCGGTGCGTCTCCTCTGTGCTCGCGCCGAGTGCGCGCATGTCAGCGCCCATCTTGATCAGCGTGTCGGCCTGCTTCGGGTTGAATTGCAGCGCCAGGAACTTCTTGTACTGATCGGTCGTCGACTCCACGTCGATGCCAAGCCTCACCGCGAGGTCTCGCGCGTGCTCGAAGATGGCATCACCGCTCGCCCCATACTGCGCGAGCAGCGCGAATCCGACGCGCGAGCGCTGAGAGAAGTCCGCCATCTTGATCGTCGCGACGCCGATCGCCGCAGCGACGCCAGCCATTGCCGCACCGGCGAGTGTGAGTGTGTCCTTGAGCTTTGGCATCGCGGTATCGGTCGCCCACGACTTGACCGACTTGTTCATGGCCTTGAGGCGGCGCTCGAGCCCGTGCAGCGCGACGGACGCCTGCTTCGCGGGTGCGGTAATCCGGTCGATCAGCCGGATAGTGAACTCTGCCTGGTTGGCCATGGTCGTTCAGCGGTGACGGCGCGGACGGGACATCGTCGGACGATGCTTGCCTGCGGCAGCAAGCCCCTGCGTGATGGCGCGCATGTTCGCGGCGGTCTCGACAAGCAGCAAGGCCCCGGCGCGCTGACGCACGTCCGGGGCCTCGATGCCGAAGAGGGCCAGGACGTCGTCAGCCGCGGTCATGAGCTGTCGCTTGCCGTGCTCCCAGCGCTCTATGCTTTTTTTAATTCGCTCTCGATTCGGCGCGCCGTCATCTCGGCGAGCATGCCGGCGATCTCCGCGGCCCACCCGGGCCACTCTCGGAACACCGCCGCGACGGCGTCGCGCGACGGATGCACCGCGCACGACAGGGCCAGCTCGCGCATGGCGACCGGCGCGTCGCGGTGCTCTCGCCCTGCCGCCACGGACAGGAAGCGCTCGTATTCCGCCTGCGTCGCCGCGCGGAAGTAGAGCTCGTGCCCTTCGCGACGGAAAGGCAGGATGCGCCCGTGCTGCTCGAGCAGCTGTTCCTCGGTGACGGTTTCGATTGCGGTCTTGGTCGTGGTCACTGATGCCTCCTCAGTGTGATCAGATGCGCTGCCCGATCAGCGGCGTCTTGCCGTTGCGGGTCATGTAGAGGAACGAGAACGGCATCGCCGTCCCGATCGGGTCTGTGCCCTGCGACATGTCCATTCCGGCCTCGAGGAACCGGCAGCCGAAGAGCTCGTGCCGCATGAGCGCGGCGCCGGTAGCCGAGAACGTGATGGCGACGGTGAAGGTCTTCTCCAGGTAGCCGTCGCCGAACACGTCGATCAGCTCCTGCGCCTCCTCGGCAGAGGAGAAGGCGAGCTCGCCCTCGCCCTTGCTGAGCTGGCCGCGGGTGCGCGCGAGCACCTCGGCTGCGGCGCCGCGGAGCTCGCCCTCCTCGACGGTCTGGTTGTAGGAGATCGACCCGATCGCGGTGTAGATGCGTCCGTCGATCGTGATCTCGACGGACGAGAAGTCGTAGACGTGCCCGTTGACGCGCGGGTAGCTAACAGCCATGGCTCTGGGTCCTTTCGGGATCAGGCGACGGTCACGACGTCGACGCTGTAGCCGAGCGACGTGGAGATGAAGCTCGGGTAACCGAGCGGGCGAATCGACACGGTCGAGACCAGGGTCTCGTCGCCGAGGATGTTGTGCGCACGGTCCACCGTGTAGGCGACGGCCGAGACGTGGCCCGGCTGCCCGTCGGCGCGGCGCGGCTGCGTGAGCTGCGCGCGAAGCGCCGCCGTCACGGAGGCCTCAATGCGCACGGCGTCGCGCTCGTCGATGGTGCCGTCCGCGTTCGTCCGCACGCCCTCGCCGATCCAGAGCTCCTGTGCCTCGTGCGTCGCCTCACATGCAACGTCCATGATGACGCGGCGCTGCCAGTGCTCGTAGTCGCTGCCCGCAGTGACCTTGACGCGCCCGTTCGTGACGAACGCGCCGGCGTTTTCCGTGTAGCTGCGCAGAGTCGCGAGGTTGAAGACGTCCATCGTCTCGCTGCGCCGCTCGTCGTGCGAGATGGCGGGCAGGCCGGTCGTCGCGGTGACGACGCTGGGCACGGGACCGCCGCGAACGCGCTTGAGGTCCGTGCTGATCAGACCCCAGCCGTCTGCCGCCGGGCCCATCGCGCGGAGGGCGAATGCGTTGACCGTCGGCCGGCGCGGAGTCGCCCACCCAGGCATCGCTTTGGCCGACGCGACGTCCATGTCGCCAGCGGCGACCAGGATGCGCTTGGCCGTGCCGACCGTCGACTGCCACGCGGTGATGATGTCGGCGTCCACGTCGTTGCCCGCGCCCATCATGGCAGCGCGGAACTTGCCCGCAGTCGCGAGGCCCGCCATCTTGGTATTGAGCGCCGCGAAGATCGTCGCAGCGCCGGAAGCGGTTGCGACCTCGCCGCAGAGGACGAGGTACCGCCAGGGCAGCGCCAGCGCGTCTAGGCACCCGGTGAACAGCTCATTGACGTCAGCGGCGGCCCACATCGCCGCGACCGAGTCGAACGAGTGCATGTCGCCGTCCTCGAAGAAAACGGCGCCAAGCCCGGGAACGAACGTCAGCGTCAGCCCGGTGTTGGTGATCGCGTAGGTCCCGCCGGAAGGAATCAGGATCTCCGGCGAGTAGGCGTAGCCGTCATCAAGCGAGTAGCGGAACCGGCCGGCGCCGAGCGTGCCGGTCGCCGTGATCTCGACGATGACCTCGTAGTCGTCGTTGGCCGAGCCGGCGACGGTGACCGTGCCGGTGCTAGTTCCCACCGCAGTCTTGGTGACCGCGCCGTTGCTTGCAGCCGTCGTGCAGTTCGTCTTGACCACGCGCACGGGCCCGCCGCCATGCGCGAGCGCGTAGGCCGCAGCCTCGACGGTTTGGCCCTGCCCCATGGTGGCGACGAGGTCGGCGATGCTCGAAAACGTGTAGCAGGTCAGTGCGGTGCCGCTCGAGCAGTAGCCCGCGAAGATCGGGATCACGTTCGCGGGGCTGACCGTGGCGAGCCCAGGATCGGGCAGCGAGAACGTCTGGCCGGGGATGGTCATCGGGAAGCCTTTCGGTGCGGGCTGTGCTGCGATTCGGCAGGACCATGACATCCACCGCGAATCGCGGCGCGCACGGCCTGCTCATAGTCTGCGATCGAGAGCAGCATGGGGCGCTGCTCGTGATGCTCATGGGCGCGCCATCCGTGGCGCTCCTCGGCGGCCGCGTGCGCCCAGTCCTCGGTGCATGTCACGCGACGCGCTTCCGCCGGCGAGACGGCGCGCGGCGCGTCAGAAGGGGCAGGGATGGGGTGCGGCACCGGGTCGGTGTCGATCTCGGCGTCGCGTGCGGGAGGTTTTCTGGTCGTCATGAGTCGTCGAAGTCCGCGGAGTGCTCCTCGGCGGCGATGATGGTCAGCGGCGCACCGTGATCGTCTGGCGTGTCATCGGTGAGCGCGATGATCTCGTTGAAGACCGGCACCCGGACCTGGAAGTCGATTGCCGCGATCTGACCACGCACGGGCCATCCGGCATCGCTCTCGTCCTGCGACATCCACTGTTCGCCGGTCACGATGAGGTCCGCACGCGAGCTCCGTCGGAGCGCCGCGTAGACGTTGTGCACGAGCTGCTCGGTCGCTTGGAGCTGCGCGTCGTAGGTCGCGCCAGCGGCCCAGCAGAAGGCGATCACACGGACCGCGCGAGTGCCGATCTGGTCCTTGCGCTGCGGCTCGCTTGCGGCGGTCGTGTGCGCCTTGCCGCCTCTGTTTTCAGCCGGCATGAGCTCGGCGCCAGTCGGGACCCAGACGACGCGCGGCGGCGAGGCGTGCTTGGCCAGGTCGAGCCGACCGAAGCCGAAGGTGATGTCCGTGAGGACCGCCGACAGCTCGGCTTCGGCGGCGTCGGTGACGGCTTGAATGCGCGACGTGGTCACTTGTCACCGCTCGTTTCGCGCAGTGCGCGCTTGATGATCGCGATCGGGTTGAGGCCGCCCTTGCCGCGCTTGCCGCCCGGACCTCCGCTGGTGGCGCCGAACGCATGCGACAGCATCTCCTCGGCGGCCTCCTCGAGGCTGCTGGCCCATTCGGCAGGCAGCGAGCCGGTCGGCACCATGCGGCGTGGTGGCGCTCCTTTGACCGAACGGAACGCGCGCATCTGGCCGCCTGCGTTGAACACAAGCGCACTCGCCCTGCGCGGTACGATGGGCGCGTGCCGAGGACCATGCACGCCGGTTCCCGTCTGATGAAACGCTGCATAGTTGACCGCAGGCGCGACCGTGATCTTGCTTCGGCTGACAGCCTTGACATGCCAGCCGTTGCGGAGTCGCGACGTCGACCCGGTCAGGATCGCGCGGCCATCATCGAAGACCTTGTCCGCCCATGCGTTGCCGTAAGGGTCCGCCTGCTTGTTGAAGCCCTCGGCGATGAGAAACAGTACCTCTTCGGCGAGCGCTCGGCTTGTCGCCCGGACCGCGTCGGGTGCGCCTTTGAACGCCTCGATCCATGGGTCGAGCTGCTTGGCCGACCCGGTGACCTGCACGCCCATCTGTCACCAGCCGCGCAGCGTGTCGCTCGACGTTGCCACCTCGAGCTCGTCATCATCCGGCGTCTCGTCGGTGGGCTCGCTCGGCCGGATGCGCCCGGCGGCGACGCCGCGCAGCCAGTCGATCGCCTGCGCGCGCATGCGCTCGACGAGCACCGCCTGCCCGGATTCTGGCTGGTAGCCGATGGCGGCCGCGATGCTCGGCGCCGCCAGCCCGGCGACGTGCCTTCGCAGGTCGTCGCCCCATGTCACGAGCGGAAGAAGTCGCGCGATGCCGAGATACCCGTCCGCCTCTGCCGACGCGGCGAGGAGGTGCTCGGCGACCTGGTAGGACGAAAGGTCGGCCGTTGCCGCCGGCGGTAGGCAGAACGCTCCGATGTCGTCGGCGCTCGCGTAGCAGACGTGCGCCGCGCCAGCGACCGAGAACGTGAAGCTCGGGTCCGTGCCGGAGATGGCCCATGCCGCGCGGATGTACTGGCGGCAGCCCGGCACCGCGAGCGTCTGCGTGCCGGTCGCCGTTCGCGCAGTGAACGTCCCGACTGTCGACCATGCCGAGGCCCCGTCCGCCGAGGTCTGCACGGTCACGGTCAGGCTATCCGCGACGCTCGCGGCGGTGCACTCGAGCTGCAGTCGCACGACGGACCGCAGCTCGCCGATGTCGACCGCGGATCCCTGGCCGGACGACGTCCGAGCAGCAGACTCGGCCAGCGTGACGGCCAGGGAATCGGTCATCGAAGTGCCCTTCAGGTCGCGGTGACGATGCGCTCGTATTCGAGCGAGATTCCGTGGATGACGACGTCGTCGGTGCTGAGCGTGCCATCGGTCGGCTGGATCGACAGGGTCACCACGGTAGGCTCGGCTCCCAGGTCCGCGCTCGCCAGAGTGAGCGTGCACTCCTGAACCGTCTTGGTCGCGGCGTTGCCGACCATGGCAGAGGATGCGCCGCCGAAGTTGGCGTCGGCGTCGTGCAGCGCCCCGACAACCTGGTTGTAGGCGGCCACGGTGAAGGTCACCGCGTCGGCCAGCGTTGCGCCGACCTTGCTCGCGACGACGTGCAGGGTCATGTTGCTGCCGGGCTTGCGGTCCGGCGGCATGTGCACGGTCGTATACATCTCATCCGGCGTGGCGTGGTTGTTCCACCTCACGCCCGCAGCCTTGGAGTTGGCAAGCGCGAGGCCCGGAGGCGTGAAAGCGCCGTCGGCGAATGCCGCAAGCGGCGTCCCTGCGGCGAGCCAGAAGTTGCTCATCGGCAGCGGGATGAACCGCTGCTCAGTCTGCGTGTAGCGCCCATTGCTGTCGTAGTATGCGGCCATGTCGTCATGTCCTCGGCTCGCGACGTTCAGCCGTCAACGAGCAGTGCTGCGATGCCCGCGATGACCTGGTCAGCCTCCGGGCGGGATAGTCCTACGGTGTCGCGGAGCTCGTCGGCGGTGGCGCCGTCGATGTCCTCGATCGTGCTGTAGCCCGCCGCGACCAGCTTGGATCGCGACGGAAACGTCGTCGGGAGATCGTCGCCCGCGCAGGCTTCCTGCGCCGCGCGCCAGTATGCTTGCAGACCGTCGACCAGCCGCTCGTTGTGGAGCCGCTTGGCCAGGTAGTATCTGCGCGGGCGCTTGATCTCGCCGAATGTGATCGCCACGGTGTTAGCCGTTGCGTGAAGGCGCCTTGCCCTGCGGGGACTGCGCCTTGGCGGTCGCGGGTCGCGTCGCCTCGTCGAGCTCGGCGCGGAGCTTTGCGATCTCCGTCTGGGCCGCGACGAGGTCGGCGCGAAGTCGCGTCGCCTCGGCGAACAGCGCGGAATGCATTCGAGACACGCTCCTCAGCTGTTCCTCGATCGACTGCTGCGGGGCCGGCGGCTGCGCACTTGCGCGCGCAGCCGCCTCCTCGCGAGCTCGTCGGAACGTCATGATTCCCATGCGTCACCAGCCGATCAGGTCGGATCGGTCGTGTTGTGCAGGATCTTGATGATGCCCGGCTTGGTTCCGCCCGGCATGCGGCGGTAGCGGTGCGCGACGCGGTAGAGGTGCACGGCGGCGACGTCCGAGTCCTTGAGGATGTCGCGGTCGGTCTGCACCCGCAGCGCGGCGCGGTTGTACCAGAACGCCAGCGCGCCAGGCAGAACGATGAGCGACGTGCACTTGAGGCCCGCCTTGCTGACCCAGGTGTTGTCCGCGTTGAATGTGCCCGCTGCGAATTCGACGGTGAGGCCGGTCGAGCCGTTGTTGCCGACGAGCGAGTCGGTCGCGGTGTCGGTCAGCGCCTGCGGCGCGGCGGCAGCGAGGGTCGTGATCGCGGCAGACCAGTTCTGCCCGCCGTCGGTCGAGAACTTATAGGTGGCGGTGGTGTGAGCGCCGCCGACCTGGCAGTCGATCAGCAGGTCCCAGGGGCCAGTCGGCGTGCCAGTGATCGTGAGCACGGGCGGCGAGGTTCCGGCCGAGGTCACGGTGCCCATCGCCGAGCCGGTCAGAGGGAGCCGATCGGAGCGGATGACGGGGAGGCCGTTGATTCGCGGAACTTCGCCGTTGCCAGCGTCGCGCAGCAGCGGGACGCCGTCCGAGCTCTTGAGCTTGAGCAGGTCGCCGTAAACGCGGCTGTGAACGAACAGGCCCGGGGTCATGCCGGCGGCCATGTCGCCCCAGAGCGACAGCGCGTCGATGATCACGTCCATGTCGAGCTTGACCGGAACGGTCGCGCTGTAGACGTCACGGCTGAGCGCGCCGGTCGCCACGGCGGCAGTCATCGACAGTGAGTCGATGTTGCGCGCGGTCGCGAGCACGAGCTGCCGTGCGGCCTCGGCGTAGGGATCTCCCGCGGCCGCCATCTGCGCCCAGTTGGTGAGCTCGAAGGCGAGCGCGTCGCGAGCGACGGTGCCTTCCTCGTAGGTCTGCTTGAGCGCGACCGGCGTCGCCGAGCTGCCGTCGGCGACGGACTCGAAGTCGCCGATGGTCCCGAAGTAGGGGATCTTGATCGTGTTGCCGATTTCCTGAGGAGATCGCGCAGGCATGGTGTCCGACACGCGGACGTAGCCATTGCTGACCATCTGCGAGGAGATGAATGCGTTCTTCTGCGTGTAGGCGCCCTGCAGGGCCTCGGTGAGGACCTCCGGGACGACGAAGTCGGTATGAACGGCTGCGGTCATGGTGATGGTTCCTTTGCACTCGATGTTGCTGTCAGATCACCGAGCGGTGGACCGCTCGTGCTGCGCTTTGAGCTCCTGATAGAGCACGCGGTTACTCATGTAGAGCGACGCGCGCTCTTGGTTGGTCATCTCGATCCATGGCTTCACGCCGGCGCTGGTGGCCGCGTTGCTCGCGGTCGGCTCGAGCTGGTCTGCGCCGACCAGCACGGGCGCGGACTTGGCAAACGCCCGCTTGCCGTCGATCGAGAGCGACGGCCAGAGGTCCGCGACCTGCGCGGGCGAGATGCGCCGCTCGGACTTGAGCTGCGCCAGAAGCAGCGATGCCTCGGCCGTCAGGGCCTGCTCGTCGCGCCGTGCAATCTCGGCCTCGAGCTCGGCTGCGCGCTCGACGGCCGCCTGCATGGCCGCGTGCGCACCCCGAATGCCGTCGAGGGTCGCCTCGCCGAACATGTCGAAGACCGCGGCGAGGTCCCGCGCTGCCGCGAGGCCCGCGTCCCGCTGCTCTGCCAGCACGGAGAGCTGCGCGATGACGGCGGGCTCGTCGTCCGCGACGGTGTCGATTCCGAGGATGCGCTGCAGTTCGCTTGCGAATGTTTTCATGGTCAGGAGGTCCTTGTCCTTGGGTTGCGCCGGAGGCGTCATCGGCGGCGACACCGGCACCCATGCGGCGCATGCGGCCGCCTTCTGCGCGGGCCCGACGCGGTCGCATAGTCCCATGTCTCGAGCTTCGGTCGCGGAGATCCAGGTCTCCGCACGCATCAGCTTGCGGAAGTCCG